TGTATCGAAACGTGATGGTCTGAAATAAAGAGAAGGATAAAGCATCTGTTTTAATATATTCAAAACAACGTTACCGTGTGCTTCTGCTTCAACTACCATCAAGGCGTTATTATAATGACGCCCCCACTTGTCTAATATTTTACCAAATCTATCTGGAGCAACGTGTCCTCTCCAGAATCCAACCTCTTCTCCGTTTGATCTATCTATAACAGTAGCTACAGAATAGTCTCCACCAGTTACACCTTCAGAACAGTCGGCACCTAGAACATAGAAATGTTTAGGTTGTGGTGGTTTATAAATTCGGAATCCTTCTTCCTCTCTAACAATGTGTTCCGTTCCATCTTCCATCTTTACACTGTCTCCAACTTTTAATATACTCTGTCTTTGAAGATTAATAGCTTCTTGAGTAAATACAGCTCTACCAGAGATTAGAAATTCCAATGCGTAGTTGTTATTGAACTTACGAGGATTGTTCATACGTCTTCGTATGGTTTCGATTTCTTCCTCGGTATAGTTCCACCACCATCCATATTCTTTCTTTATGTAATCATTTTTAGATACCCACATTCTATGGAAGTAATCTCCCACAGCTCCAGGGGAAGATTCGATAATGATTTTACCATTGATTGGCACAGAAGCTTCTAGGGTTACAAGTTTATCTTCTGCTTTGTCCCAGAAAGGCACCTCCGTAAGTAGCGCGTAGTTAATGGTATATCCTCTACCTACGTTTTCTGTAGATGGAAGAACGAGAATCTTAGAGTCTGATTTAGGGAATGAAATCTCATACTTAGAGTTATAGTGAATTGTTGGTTTAATAGCATCAGGTGTTGTACGATAGAATGTTTTAATTTTATCAAGAAGTTCTGCCGTAAGGTCATTGTTGTAACCAACAAGAGCAGTAGAAACCCCAGCCATTGTAATTGTTTTATGATAGAGATAACCTGTAACAGCTGTGGAGAACCCGATCTGACGAGCCTTCATGATTATAATACGATTATATCTTTGAATAACATTAAAAATATCCAACTGAGCAGGTTTAAGAATGAAGGGTACAAGTCCCTTTCCTTCTTTACCTTTTATTTTACAGAAATGTTCTAGATAAAATCTAGGATCTGCTAATTGTTCAATACTTAAATTATTATCCATAAAGTTGTCCTGATTCTTTATTAGCTTTGTCTTTGGCTGCTTTTATATGAGCTGGCATCTCGGGTTCAATAACCTCATACTCCACAACTTTTGGTAACTCCCCTTTTTCTTCTTCCTCTGCCTTAATCTTTAATAATGTATCTTCCCAACTTCCACCACCAACAGATGTTTCATCATACTTATCTAGACCTATTGATTTTAGAATCATATTGAGACCAGCTAATCTATCGGAAGCTTTATCTGCTGTGTCTATTTCAGTCTTTATACCTTTAACAACGTAATCAAAAGTAATACCAGTTTTAGCTAGTGCAGCATGATATTCTTTTCGCATAGCTATTTTGTCTAGGGTTCTATAAACATCTGCTACAGTTTTAACACCAATAAGCTCCTTTAATTTCTTAGGATCTTGAGTTATTTGCAAGGCTTTTAATAACATTATTTGTTGAGTGGTATTTTGTGCATTGTATGCATATTTACCCTGAACAAACACTACGGGTTTTAATTTATTCATATTTTTTTCTTCTTATTTTTTAAAATTTTATTGTTATCTTTAACATAGTATGGAGATCGTCTATCACTCCATTGTGTTAATTCATATCTATTATACCCCAATTCTTCGTTTTCTGATAGTGTATGATTTAATACATAATCTAGAAAAACCGCAAAAGACATATTTCTTTTATCGGCTTCTTCTAATAATTCAAAACGATCTTCTAGTTGATAAACAACAAAAAGGAATTCCATTGAAATATTTTTATAAGGGAAAGCAAAATAACTTGGATTAGTGAATGGATCTTCATCTTCAAATCCTGGGAATAGTTGATCAAAGTAATACAACTCTAGTTTATTAAAAAATCTACTCTTTGTTAGTATTTGAATATCATTTCCTATATTTCTTCTTAAAAATTTAGTAAAAGCATTAGCTAGTACACGAGAGTTTTTTTGTATAGGGATAACTGTTTTTGCTCCATAAAATACAAATTTTCTTCGTAACCAAGACAACTTAACGCAATTTAAAAACAGATCAGAGTACATGTCTCTTAAAAAGTTATGTGTTAGTGATCTATATTGGTTTAACTCCATTCCTACAGCTGATATGTTATCAACCTGCAGTCTCGATTTACTATTTGGTATATCTTCGGAGAAAACGTTCTCATATGTTTTGTTGTGGTGGTTCATTTGTATTTATATTCATATTTGGTGGAACTACTGTTTCTTCACCTGGAGTTGCTTCCATTTCTGGAGTAGTCTCTGGTTCAGATGATGTATCTCCCGCTATTAAATTCTGTAGAATTGCTTCTATTTGTTTAAAAACTTCTGGGTTATTGGTCTTTATCTTCTCTAAAAATGCTCCAACTTCTTCTACGTTGCTTGGATCTACCCCATTCTCTTGAAGCATATCAAAAAACATACGAAGAGCCTCCGCATTACTACTTTTTACTTTATTATCTGAAGAAAACTTTTGTACATTAAAATCTTGATATTTATTATCAATTTTTGACATCAAATCTTGAAGATTTGACTTCATTTGGTCTTGTGACATTTCACCCTCCATTGGTGTGCTAGGAATACCTGGCACTTCAGCTGGTGAAGCAGGAGCTGGTGCTACCTGTGCTTGAGTTGGTTGTAAATTTTCCATATATTAAAAATTATTTTATAATAAGCATATTATACCACAGTCCATTATAAAAGCATAGCCACGAAAGACTATGCTTTTTTCACCTCCTTTCTTTTTAGAATAGTTGGTTGATTTATCGAGGGGGTTGGCGACTACTTTCGTGGGCGCCAGCAGAGATGCTTGCAGTCCTTCTTGCAGCAGTAACGACGAATCTTGGCGATCGTCGCGGGCTTCTTGTTGCAGAAGTAGAAGAATCCCTTAAACAAACGGATCATATGCTTTTCCTCCTTTCTATTGGTTGGTGTGAAGAAGGGGAAGCATTAATGTGTGAGAGTGATTAGCTCTCGAATCAGGATTATTCATCCTAACTTCCCCATCGGAAATTGAAAATTTCCCCTTCTGCACGCCATAGATGTATAAAGTTCTGGGGTGGTGTTATGGTTTACCACAAGGATAGAGCGGATTACGGCTTTTATTTTTGCAGACTTTAAGAGTAACCTACCTCTTATCATCAGCGACTTCCCACCCACTAAGGGATCTTGTCGTAAGTCAACGATTAGTTGCACCCAACTGCAGAGGGGCACAACCAATACTACTGTCGACTGGCTGATTCCACAGCCACTTTGGAGACGTACCTTTTACATAATTGTATTTCTATCCTACCGCCTCTACAAGCCCACTTGCTTCAGCGTAGTTTAACGCCCGTCAAAGCGTTGTTTCACTCACCCAGAACTTTATACACCTAATATGTCAATAAACTAATATTTCTTCTAGTGTATCAAAAGAAAAACCATTTGTCAACTCTGTCATGACAAACGGTTTATTCTTTAAGATAGTTTTTAATTTAATGACTAGTCGAAAATCGTCAATAAAAGTTTTGATATTAAATTGTTAGACATCTACCTTTTTTCAAATTATTGTTGTTGTGTAGTGTGTATCAATTTAATATTTTATTTAAGAATCTTTTGGTAGGAACCTCTTATAAGCTCCTGTGTTGTAACTTACCCATGCCCTTAGTCCTTGCTCGTTATAAATCCTTTCCACGGCAACCATATTGCCTTCAAGAGTCATAAGTTTACTTGGACATACTTGGCCCTTAACATTTACCTGGGCTATTCCGCAATCAACTGACCATGCTTTTTCATTATCTCCCTTTCTACATGTAGTAGAATAAAGTTTTCCAGTTTTAGCACTAACATATCTACAATTATAGTGCTTAGCTTTTAAATTTAAACTACTTTCGTGTGTCAAGACAGCCGTAGCTATTTCAGCGTTTTCGCCAAATATCTGCTCTATATGCTGTTCAAACGTTAATGGTTTCACTTCTGCTACTTCCACTAACGCGACTATAGGTTGGTCTTCTGCGATGAGCCTTTGAGTGTGGAAGAAAAACATTGCGGCAATCGCTAAAAGAACAATTATTATTTTTTTTAACATAGTAGCTCTTAAGTGAGCAACTCTTTATTTAACGGGGATAGCACCTGCAAATTTTCCCTGACTAGTAGTCAAAAGAGAACTTATAAGTGATCCAACCCCGCCCAAGACAGCAAGAGCAAAAACGTTAGCTAAGGAATGGACATCTATTGCGAATATGTCCCCAACCTTGAGAACATAGGCTATTGACGCTCCTATACCTATAATAACGGCTATTACTAATGCACTTGCGATATTCTTCAAATCTAATGTAAATATGTTTGACATCTTATTAATGTTAACTAATAATGCCCCAGGTGAAGGATTATCCATCCCAAATTCAAGGGGTATGTAATCAATAGTATCATATTTACAGTTTTTGGCAAGTTTTTTCATATAGAGAATTGTGGATAACTATTTGTTCAAAACAGCCCTAGTTAGAGGCCCAACAATCCCATCTGCTGTCAAACCATGAGAAGATTGCCACAATTGAACCTTAGCTTTGGTTTTTGGTCCAAAGATTCCATCAACTGGTAATGCATTTACTCTTTTTTGTAACTCTTTAACCTCACCACCTCTACTTCCTTGTTTCATGAAGGTTGTAAAAATATAATTGGCTGGTTTAGGGAAGTTATAAACAAGTGTCCATGCTGACCATACAAATGGGCTCTTTAGATAATCTTCTGTAACCCACTGCCATCCTTGTTCTCCAGTTGTTATACCCCATGAGTTTATAAATCCAATATATTTCTTTCCATTTATCATTTTTGCTTTACCACAATAAACCCAATGATTCCAAGAAGTTGAATCAACTGTTGTTGGTGGTAATGGAAACTTAGTTTGCCAAGTTCCATTATTTTTTCCAGTAATCCCAATAATACATCCACTATTATTTCTAATAGCTTGTGCTAGTGAATCTACGTCTATTAAAACATTAGCATAAGATAAGGCTTTGTCTGTAGCTGCTTGAATAAAAGCTTGTGGTGTTATATCTTCTGGTCTCTGCATAAAAGATTCAGAAGGTGGAAATCCATTATCATAGCTTGGAGTAAGCTTCTCTGTACCCCAACCTTTATTAGTAACTAATGTACTATTAGTTCTACCAGCTGAGCCTGCTGGCTTTACGAAGGTTTGTGAATAAATAAATTTTGCTGATTTCTCATCTTTATCTGGATCTAATACTTGTCCATAATAAGACCAAGCTTGTCCTCCACAACTACCAGAACCATTCTGATCTTTAACATTTAATTTCTTACCAATAACTTCTTCAACGTCATAACCTTTATCCCAATCAAATGGGGGAAAAGACATAGCTACGTCAGCATATTGGTAATCGCGATTATCTGGTTCGTCTTTTATAGCCCCTGTCCCAAATACTTGTAATCCTCCATTTTCTTCTTCCATAAATTTATAATTTAAAATAATAATAACTACTGTCCCGACGTTGTCTTAGTAGTATCAAGTGTATATGCTGGTAAACCAGTTCTACCTAATAATGATCTTAATGTTTTTCTAACGGCATCTTCTTTTGTCATGGCGCCTATAGAACTTCTCCCCTGTGTTGCATTTGCTAAGTTTCTTCCTCCATAAGATGGAATAAGATCTATTGTTTCTGGTGAAAGATTCAATGCACTATTTGCTAATCCAAGATATGCCAATGAACCAGGAACTACAGTCTCAGCTAATGAACGTCCTCCGTAAAATGCTTTTGTCTTCAAACTTGCTTCTATTGGTTTGCCGTTTTCATCATATGATGGATATAACGGTTGCCCAAATTGACCTTGTGAAATTTCTCCAGACCCAGAAAGCAACCATGGTTGAATAAAGTAATCTTTAATAACAGCACCAACTGGATCTTGCATAACTGGGAATTTGTCAGATAATTCCATAATCTTACTTCCAAACGTATCTCCACTATAAGTTCTCTGGGATGGATTAAACATATTCATCTGATAATAAGGAATCAAGTTTTTAACATCTGTATTCCACATACCAAACATTTTAACAACAGTAGGAGATTTCAAGTACTGATTATACTTTTCTTCTAATGCCATCTTCTCCTGTGGGGTTCTTCCAACATTCATTTCGTTTATCATAAATCCTATTTTATTAAATAGTGCTGGATTATTTATTGCAGTCTTCCCTGTTTTAATTGCCATTGCATAAGGGAACGACAAGAAAGGAGAACCAACAACTGGAAGTGCTCTCATCACACGTACGAAGTCTGGCATAGCTGCATAGTTCATGAATGCTTCAGTCGCAACTTCTGATGCTTTAAGTGGAGTTAATCGATAATACTTTTGTGCTCCGCTTATTATTGGCTCCAGAATATCTGATTCTGCCATTGGTACTGTTCTACTTATTTTAATTAACTCTTCTTCCGTTAATCCAATCTTTGTTAAATAGTCAGCTGTTCCAAGTTTGAATGACTGGTCAATATGTTCATACCATCGTGGCATACTATTAACAATAGTATTTGCTGCTCGTATTGCTGGATTATATGGATGCGCTTCTGCTTGTTTCTGAAGATAAGTTTTTAATTTATCCATTTGATTGTTTGCAGTAATTTCACTTGTCATATAAGAACCAAATTCTTCAGATCTTTTTATTGGAGCTTCTTTTAATGATTTAGCTAAATTTTCTGAAGGTGTTTCATATCTCTTAAGTCCTTCGGCCATTGCTTTTTTATTTATAGCTGAAGATGCTTCCATTTTTACTGCGTCGTCTGCAATATTTTTTAATCCAGCTAAACTATCTCCCTGGGCAACACCTTCTTCGATTCGTGTTATTGCTCCCTGAAGAACTTGCATTACTTCTTGTCTTGTTGATTGTTCATTTAGAACGTGAGTTATCTTTTGTTCTGTCATTAACTTACTAGCTATTTCTTTTGGATCCAAACCTGTAAGTTGTTTAAATCTAGTTGGATTATTATCAGCTAGATC